ACATGGGCCTTGGCAAGACCGCCATTGGACTTACCGCTATCGCGGATATTAAAGAGAAATGGGAAAGCAAGTCGAAGCGGCGGTTCAAATGGTTGGTCATTGCGCCCATCAAAGTATGTGAGACGGTTTGGCGGCAAGAGGCAAAACTTTGGGAACATACGAAGCATTTAGAGTTTAGCCTAGTGCGCGGCAATGAGAAACAACGTGCCTTCGCGCTGCACAAGGAAGCCGATGTATACCTAATCAACCCTGAACTGGTCAAGTGGCTACGGGAGTACCTACGCGGGGATTGGTCAAAGTTCGACGCGCTCATAGTGGACGAAAGTTCGCTGTTCAAGGATCACAAGAGCAAACGGTTTCGTAAGCTGACCAACTACGCCACTCGCGAGACGGTGAAAGGGCCAGACGGTAAATCACTAAAGGATGAATATGGAAAACCGTTATACAAGCCGCCGCATACGTTTAAACGAACTGTTATCTTCACCGGTACTCCACGGCCTAACAGTTCCGCGAACCTTTGGTCGCAACTCTACATATTGGATCACGGAGAAAGACTACTGCCCAAGTTCGATCACTTCCGAAACCGGTTCTTCCACTTTGCGGGACGTATCGGTGAACACACGATACGTTATGAAGAGAACGAAGATATCCCAGATGATGCAGGATTTACCATCAAGCCCGGAGCACCACAAAAAATACATGAACTTATTGCCGATATATCGGTTGAATTGGACGCAAGCGAGTACAACATCCTTCCCGATATTCTACCATTACCGCGCATGGTTGAACTGCCAAATGACGTTATGGCCCGGTATAAGGCCTTAGAAAAAGACGCGCTCATAGAGTTGCAAGAGAATACCATCATTGCACAGAACGGCGGCGTCAAGTCGATGATGTGCTGGCAGTTCGCCAACGGCGCGATGTACAACCCTGTGGTTGACGCGGCGGGGAAGCGAACGCACGAGGTCATACACGATCTGATGTTAGACGAACTTGACGAATTGCTGGAGGAAGTCGATGAAAATTTTCTTATCCCCTATCAGTTTGTACATGATAGAGAACGTATCCTCGCCAGACACCCCGACGCTGTTGTACTGCCCCGAAGCGCTGAAAAGATCATTGAACGCTGGAACGCGGGAGGAATACGTAAGCTGTTGATCCATCCGCGATCAGGCTCGCACGGTTTGAATATCCAGTACGGCGGTCACAACATAGCATGGTTCGGTATGTTGTGGAGCAATGAACAGTGGATGCAGACGAACCGCCGACTCGCGCGTCCCGGTCAGCCCGAGGGAAAAGGCGTAACGGCGCATTTGCTCATGGCAGCAGGAACAATACACGAGTTGCAGTACGCTTCCCTTTGTGAGAAAGGCGGCGAAGAAACCCGTTTTAGGGAAGCACTACGCAAGTACCAGAAAGCACAGAATTTAGGGATATACACGCATGAGTTCTATAAACCAGTTTTCTAGCCTCCTTGCCTTTCTCCGGCTAGAGGCTTCCGGCGATTGTTGGGACAACCTTACGTACCGCTCGTACGATCTGGACCGCAAGACAGGGCAAGCTAGTTTAAATGCCGCCTTGAAGGCGCTAGGCCGCAATAGCCTCATAGAACTACGCGACGATCTGCATATGATAATGCCGGAACTAACCGGAAATGACAGGCTTACCGCGAAGGTTTGTCGCTGGTGGGTTTGGTCACGGTTGGTACGTCGGGAGATAAAGAAGTGGCCGCTCCGCACAAAGCCTTTACCGGAGCGGAAGAATAATACGGATCAACCACAAACAAGCCCGCATAACTGAGACTAGCAAGGTAAGATATAAGACAAACGCGTTGCATACGTTCGTCACCAAGGTCCGCAAGTACTCTGTTAGCGAACTTTGACAACTGGCCCATATTCGCTTTAGGCGGCAGCGGGTCAGTTGTCTTTGGCCGCTTTGTCAATTCCGACGGTACTACGATTTGCGTCTGCAACTGCGTTATTGATCTGTTGCACGACACTATCAGTAGCGACGCACTGGCTATATACAGATATTTTGTTAGTCTCTTTGTCAATTTCGTTCTCCCGCTCCGCTGTGCGGCTATGCGATCGCTGCGCATCCTGGCCTACGGAACCGGCCACAGACGCCCCGAGAGTGGCCGCTTGGCGTTCCCGGTCCCTGACAGCCTCCGAAGCCTCTTTCGCCTCTGTGGCGGCTTCCTGCGCGACCCTAGCGGCCTTCCCATTGAGACGCCACCCGTTGACAGCCCATCCGGCCCAAAAAGCCAGCGCGAGCGCCCCGGCGAATAGCATAATCCGCTCTTTCGCGCCTAGTACAAAAGGAAGCTTCATAGCCCGTACGATCTCGCTATAACGGCAGCAACGAGTGTTATGAGAACACCGGCAACCGCGTATATTGCTTTCATAGTACCCGACACAACGCGTACCGCTTCCTCTACACCGGCCTTTTTACCTTCGGAGAAATGGTTTACGGCTTCGAGCGCGCCGACCCTATTACTAAGGCTGTGCTGTTGTGTCTTAAGAGTACCTAAGTCGGAGGCTGTTCGCTCGTTCGTAGCTTGGATCATGTCGATCTTTCCTTCGATACGTATAGCCCACCCCGGTACACCATCATCTGACATAATACCCCCCGGCATCATCGTACAAATCCTTACTTCTTGCGGTCCTTAACAACTATCAGCACAAGCGACGCTATAGCAGCAATTATCTTGGTACGTCCTTCACCAGATGCGGTGGTAATCTCCGTGATACTGGCGAATACCATCGGATCGTTAGCCAAACTCGCAACAAGCATAATCATGCCGTACAGCGTAGTACGTTCTTTGAACCGGCTCTTTACCCAACCGGCGACCCACTTCCCGACGAACGAAGAAAGGGTAGGGCGCTCCACTTCGTCTACCGGCTGTTCGGTTTCTGCGGGCGGTAGTACCGGCTCTACGACCTTAAGCATGGGCTTGGTACGGAACTCATCTAACGGCTGCATCGGCGGCGCTTCCATTGCCGTTGAGAACAGAGACAAGGTTTCGCGCTTGGCTGCGCGTAGTTCGCCAGCGGGGTTGAACTCGATACGCTTGTCGATCCATCCGTATGCGAAGCTTTCCTGCTTCGGATTGGCTTCGATGATACGCAAGTAGCGCGCACCTTGGCTGCACTCTAGGGCCTTGACCATGGCACTCTCAGAACGTGTCGCGAGATACGCTTTAAGCGCCGCCAACGTACCGTTGCCTAAATTGCCGTCAACCGTGATATCCTTGTACAGCATACCTTGCTGATTGAACGCGTTAAGCCAACGCTGTAGCCAGAATATAGGTCCGTCCTTACTGTCACGGTTGCCAGCGCCCATGTTGACGTACGTATCTACCAGTTCTGCGGCAATGGCTTGGGAAAGCTTGGCGACGAGATCGAACTTCGGCGCGATCACGAACTGTTTAAACAATATCTTGAAGGCGACCGGACGCGGCAGTTCCCGCATATCGCCAGTATAGCCATTGGCGCGTGCCACGGCTTGCGTAACGCCCCATTTGGTAGGCCCGCCCCTGTCGTTAGGGTGGTTTACGTACCCGCCTTCACGCCCTATTACGGCGTCAACTATCTCTTCTATTCTGGTCATATTCGCCCCCCGGCGTTAGAACTATCTCACAAGATATTCGTCTACTCTTTCGTTAATCTCGCGCATTTTGAGCCAGTTCAGACCAACCGGTTGACCGCTACGAATACGCAGTTTCCCTAGAAGTCCGATTGCATCCCATTCGGGGCGCTTGTCTCTACCAACGTAATCATGCGACGGATCGTATTCGGGATTAAGCACCCTACGCGTGCTAGTGCCGTACACCGCGTTCTTCGGAATCTTTACATCGTCTGGAACTAGATCAAGGTTATACGATACTGTCCGTTTCTTACTGCCCCTACCGCACGTCCATTCGACCCACTCGTAATCCTCGTACAACGGGCGGTTCCATTCGTCTCTGAGGTACTTTTCACTCCACCGCATCATGCCGCTGTCGCCAAGCACAGCCGGGTTGCCGGAATACGCGCCTAGAATGAACTGGCGATCATCTTCCCATGTCGCACGACGTATCTTCGATGAGAACGGGCGCTTGTACCAGACGTTATCAACGACTCGTATCTGTAGCGTCTGCACAAGCTGTGACATCATTTGCGCGTAGTTCGGCTGCTCGTACGGGCAAGCACTGACTTGACTTTGTACGTACTCTTCCAAGTCCGGTAGTTCTTCCCAAGGCTGGTCAAAGCACACAACCCAACCGGCGCGATCCTCGTTATTGGGGTTGCCGTCCGCCCATTCAAACATTTCCGCATAGTCGGCAGGGCTCGACATGGCCGTTCCACCGTCCGATGAAACAGTACCGGCACCAGTAACAAGGAACTCAGCATCGGCACTAACGGCAGCGTTGGAGCCGAGCGCCAAAAGGAAGTACGCAACGTTGCCCGCCCGGTTCGCCTGCCCCTTAATGACGGCCCCGGTAAAGCTGGCGTGCGTAGCCAGTAGCGTCAAAGTGTCGCCGTTTGCAGACGCGCTATTGCTGATTTGACCGCTGATCGTATGAGTACTGGCGGCATTACCCATTACCACGTTGCCGGTAAGCGTAGGGCTGGCAGAAAAGACGACATTGCCCGTACCGGTTACGCCAGCGGCGCCAATAACAGTACGCCCAGACGCGGTAAGCGAAGTGGTTGCTGCCGCACTCGCACTAGTATAGTACGGCAGAGTGTCCTCTACGCCCGTTAGTTCTGCAATAGCCACACCACCTGCGGTTAACCCGTCGAGAACTTGCCCGTTGATGGTTACGCCACCTGTAACAGTTATTCCCGTAGCATGTACTTCAAGCTTTTGTGCGCCGCCAACTGCAAATCCGACCGTGCTAGTACCGGTGAGGTAAATACCAGTAGTGGCGGCATTGCCGAACGCTAGGGCCGGAGCGCCAACCGTTCCGTTACCGATACCCGTAATTTTGTTAAGGCCCATGGGCAGCGCGCCAGCCATTGCAACAGTACCGTCACGAAGGAACGTGCTGCTAAGGCCGGTCGCAACACCATCAAACTCTGAGTCCACTCGGGCCGCTAGAATTTTTATACCGTCATTGCGATCCTGCGTAAAATTGTACAGGCGGCTAAAAGTACCTGATCCATCGAACGCCATTATTCTGCCCCTTCCCCGCCGCCCATAAGGGCGCTGTAGAACTTGCTCAGTTCTTCCTGAATATCACCGTTAGCCGCCGCTATAGCTGGAATACGTGCAATATGCGCTCGCATCAGCCGTTCCGATGCTTGCATACCGCGTCGCTGCGATCCTTGTACCAAGCGACCCGCACGAACAAACCAACGTGCAACGGCGGGGCTTGCCATGAACCGACTGAATATAAGGTTACTACCAATCATCTTTAATGGTACGGTTGGGCCAGCAAAGAAAGAACCGACTAGACCAATGGTGCCGCCCGCATACGCGCTACGAGAGCGGTTAGCCAGTACCGCACCGCGAGAGATACTATCAGCGACCGTGGCAAAGTCGTCCAGAATTGGCCGCAACGGCTCGTAACGCGTACCACTAAACAGGAAGTCGTACGCCCTCCGGTTCTTTCGTAGCTTGTTGTAATCCGTAAGCCACTTCACTACACTAACGCCCTCGCCGGAAGCACCCGCATTAGCAGGCGTGACTTCACCAAGCCGACGAAATACCGAACTCGCGATAGTATCCCACTCTTCGGGCGGCATGGACCGTCTTAGAACTCGGATATGATTAGATTTGTTCTTAAGCATCGCCTCGACGCGCCCGCCAATCTGTTCTGCCGTGGCGTTGGGATCAAGTATTTCTTTGTACACGCGGTCAATGCGATTGCGCCCGCGAGAGTACCAACGGTTGAAGGTATCGAACTGATTAAGAGCCGCTGCATCGCCCTGCAACGAACTACGTAGATCGTTAGTTGTGGCCCGGTATATGCGTGCTAATTCGGCGCGCGGGATAGAATTGACAATCTCGTTATCGCCCATCATACGGCCGATTTCAGAACGAAATGCTTGCATTTCATCGAACGGCATACGGCGAATACCGGTTATAGCACCATCGTCACCCCGTTCCACAAACGTTTCCATGAACCGACGTAGGCGAGGGTTTTGTAGTTCTCGACCAAGTTCAGGGTTGCTAAGGAACTCCGCTGCACGCCCTCGTAAAGCCAGTACGGTATCAACCGTGTCAACTTCGCGGTTCCCGGCGAGCCGAGTAAGTTCACCCGCCCTAGTACCGGCTTCTTGCTGGAAGCGGTCAACCGCGCCCTGAGTACCGCGCCTAGCCGCATTGCCAACATCGAACTGAGTTGCCCCACGTCCGATTTGGTTGGCTAGATCATCCCTCGCGCCCTCAAAGTTATCCAGCGTGCGCTCGCCTTGGCGTACCAATGCGCCGCCACCCGGAAGGTTGGAAGAAACGTCGGATATGGAACGTACAGCACGATTGCGCGCGGTTTCACCAAGCCCGAGCGGGACGCCAATGCGTTCGCCCGCCTCAATAGCCTCACTTGCCGTAGGCGGCTGCGGCCCAACGCGAGTGCGGCCACGCGCAATACGGCCCATGGCTGCACCAGTACCGAGCCCGAATATTGCGCCAGTACCGGATTGAAAGATTTTGTCTCTGGCGAAGTTGTCGGAAGGCTCCATAACAGGCTGCAAAGCTGCCGCCTGCGCGCCCTGTTTAGCCGCCTGTACCGCCATACGTCCAGCACTAGCACCGGCCCTAATCCTACCGAACGGCAATGGCGTCATAAGCGAACCGGCCAAGTCAATCAAATCCATGCCCTTGCGGCCATGCGCTTCCATACCACGCTGATTGCGTAGTTCCGTAATCTTCGGAATAGCATCGGCATGTTCTACATCGGCATCGTCGGCTAGGCCTACGGCGCGACCTAGCCGCATAACGCCTTGATTGATCGCCATAGCCGGTTTGTGAACCATGCCGCGAATAAGGCTCTTGATGTACGAACCATCCTCGTCGGTTTTGTTCGTGCCAGTGAAACCGCTGCCATGCTTACGCATAGAACGGTACGCGCTTGACTTCTTAGCCTTGTCATAGTCAACGCCCGCGTCCAACGAGTCGAACGCATCCTGTATCTCCGATAGGAGATTGGGGTCAGTTACTTTGCGGTACTGTGGCATCCGCCCACCATGGCTTTCTTCCGCTCCGAAACTCCGGACGGACCAAAGAACTGTTGCTAGACATGCGAGTTGCTTGCTTGCGGCGGGGCTTAGGTGCAGCTTGCGTTATTTCCACAATGTTTCCGTCTGGAAGCTTCGTGTACGACTTGCCACCCACAGTCACGGTAGGCGTAGGCTTCGACTTGCCCGCCTGCTGCCGCACTTCTTGAGTAGCGCCAAACACACTAGGACGCCCCATGAACTCGATAACGTTATCCCCGATCAGTTCTCTAATCTGCTCGTTGTCGTAACGTACTGCGGCAGAACGAGACGTACGCGACAACGCGGATCGAAGAATACGCTCCTGTTCCGCAAGCCGCTTACGCGCCAGTTCTGGACGCGTTGCCTCTGTAACTTGGCTCGCATCCCAACGTATCTGTTCACCCTTGGTAAAGGTAGCGCCATACAGGCTGTTCCGGATAACGTCCTGAAACGAATTGTAGTTCTTCCAGAACGCAACGGTTTCGTCGCTTGTGCCGACGCCAGCACCGAACCGCTCTTGAACCATGTTCAGCGCCTTACCGCCAATCTTAGTTCCAAAGCCGAAGTGCTTATCATCGTACGTGGTGGCAATACCGCTCCACTGTTCGAGCGCGGTTGCGGCATCGTTGATCGTCTTTTCAGTTCGGCTAGGCAAGGCTTTTCCACGGTTGGACGTGCCTTCCGCCGCTTCTAGTTCTCGCAACTTAAGGGTTTTTCGACCGCCCGGTCCCGAAGCTTGATAGCTACGCGTACCGTTTAAACGTTTTACGTTGTTAGAAACGTACTTACGGGTTTCATCCGGGGCATGACGCATCCAGTTCTCACCATGCTTGGCGTATGCAGCATCGAAATTGCTCGGTCCCCAATTATACGCCGCCCACGCCTTTTCTGGCGTGCCGTACTTCTGCAAAAGCGCGGCAAGGTAATCACGCCCTACGCGAGCGCGTTCCTCTAAGCTGTCGTCCTTTGCAGGCGTCACACCGAAACCGGGATCACGGTTAGTACCGTCCATAACCTGCATACGCCCCTTCGCGCCTTTGGGGCTAGTCAGAACGGAACCGTCCGCCGCGTAGTCGCGATTATTGCTTTCCGCACCAAGCGTAATACCGACCATTTGCGTAAGAACATCACCAGTATTGGAACGTCCGTTCGTAACAATGTTAAGCGCACCAGCCGTGCCGCCGGGCGGTTCAACACCGAACAGGTCAGTGTACGACTTCCAATACTCCTGCGCACGGTCAATGTCCGCTTGATCCGCTTGGAACGACTGTTGATGCTGTAAAATCTGTAGCTGTTGACCGAACTCGCGATTACTGCGTTCTTCATCGTACTTAGCGCCACGCTTCTGCGAACGCGCACCGTAGTACTCACCAACGCCAGCTTCAAATACTCCCTTATCCAGTTCGTATTCGCGCTGTTGCCGTAATGCTCTGTTCCGGGCTTCTTCGTCGATACCTGCATTAAAGTTATCGACGCCCTCCGTAAAAGAATACGGATTATCCAGCATCATCATACCAAGCCTAAGACGAACGCTAGGATCGCCCTTCGGTACATTCGGCCTTTGCGGCATGGAAGGGTCCATAACAGGGTCCGCGCCCGGTACTGGCGGGCCGGGGGGCTGCGGCGGTCCAACCGGGGGAGGCCCACCAACAGGCGGCGGGGCCATGGCCGGAGAAGCGCCGGGGGGCGGCGGGGCCATGGCCGGAGAAGCGCCGGGGGGCGGCTGCGGAGACCCGCCGACGGGCAGCGGGGGTGTAGGGGCGGGAGGCTGCGGATTGACGCCCTGTGGCGGCTCTGGCGCGGCCATGGGCGGTGCCATTGGGGCAGCGGGCGGAACGGCGGGTTGCTGATCCATGCCGAGCGCCGCCGCAATCTCCGCGTACTGCTCTTTGCGTTCAGCCATAAGCTGCGCTTCGTCGGCTTTGTACTCTTTCATGCCTTTCTTTGCCATGTACCCGCCGACCATGCCGGTAAGCATACGCGCAAGGCCGTCCATGCCGTTTACTACCGGTTTAGTGCTAGAACCGGTTTCGATGTTCTGCATGGCAAGACGGTGGCGCGGGTCCTTCCCCATGGCGTCAACTACACCGGGGACAACAGGGCTCCGTTGTCTAAAGCTAAACATACTGCCAAACCTTCCTGTAGTTCACACGAAGTACCGTTCCGTCAACAACCGCGCCCGGAACATGAGAGACTTCCTGAGCCATGACGCCGAACTGACGAAGCTTGCTTCCGATGTAGTTGAATACGTACGTCGGAATACCGCCAAGCGTTTCGCCGATATGTACGATGTTCTCTTTGATGCGGCGGTCACTCATAATCGCTGCGCTGCCAAGCGCGCCACCAAGGCCGAATATTGAGCCCATCATAGACTGTTTAGCGGCTTGCTGTTGCGCCCACTGATCCTGTGTCATTTTAGCCGAATTGTACACCGCACCCATAACGTCCGGAGCCTGCATAGTAACTTGCGAAACCGGATTGAACGTCGGACTGCTAACAGTACCGCCAGTACCAAGCAACGCCGCAATCTCGTTAAGCGGGAGATTACGAAGATACGCCTGCTCTTGAATATACTGTTGCCGTGCTTGGTTCTGCATTGTCGCGTTATTAGCTTCTTCTTGGTACTGCTGCGCGCGAGTTGCGTTATCGAACGCCGCGCTCGCCATGCCATTGTCGAACTGGTTATCAACTGCTTGATTGTAAAACCCGGCACGGCTTGCAAGCTGATCATAGAGTTGCTGTTGCGATTGATTTGCGAACTGGCCCTGTGTAGTACGCTCGCCAACCTCTTGCTGCCGTGCGCCAAGTGAGAGGCCGAACAGGCGGGATTGTTCGCCAGAACCGGCTGTAATAGCATCGTTACGAGCGGCGGCATAAGCATCGTTCTTATCAAACGAATACTCCTGCATTTCACGGTTCCATGCATCAGAACCGCGCGGTATGCCCATCGCGGTAAGGCGCGCTTCCTTGTCCTTCAACTGGTTTCCGAACTGCGCGTCTAGGCGGGAAGTTTGGCGACTGTACATCGCATCTTCCATACGCTGCCGTTCTGCACCGAAATCGTCAGTACCGGGAAGCCGTGTCACACCGTTATAGTCTAGTCCCTTTTGTACATTCCCGGCATCACCGAATGTCTTTAAGAACTGGCCCGGTGCCGGTGCGTTGCCGTACCCATGCAACCCGGAAGTATCCACCGACGTTGCCATGCCCGGTGCGCCGTCAAAACTCATTGGCGCGTTCATGGCAGTTTTAACTTTGTCTATGCCTTCACCGGCGAACCCGGTAAGAGCAAGACTTAGCTTGTTCTGTGCGTCAAGCTGTTGCTGTTGCGAGGGACTAAGGGACGTGTTTTGATGGTACTTAGGCGTACCATCCGGATTGGTGCCAACGACATTATAAGTTGTACTGCCCCAAGGGGAAGTCTGGTCAATTCGATTAAGATTGGCGTTCGCCGTGGCCGTCTTAAGGTCTGCCGCCGCCTGCGCGTCCGCCGTAGCGTACGGATCAGGCGGCGGCGGCGGTGCCGGTGGTGACTTCTTCCCCATTTAATCCCCCCGCACGATTTTCGGCCAAAAACCGGCAATCGTCGCGCAAAAGCCCAAAAACTAGGGCATCCGTTGTCCCGTCATATGCCCGCCTCAAGTTCCCTTCAAGCACGAAACCTATGCCCAAAAGGAAGCGGCGAGTACGCTTACTTTCCTTCGCGTTCGCAACTATACAAGTACAACGTACACACTTCATTTTGTAGAAGATATGCTCGAATATTATTCGCATTACTTGCTTACGAGCCCAGTTTGGCGTCTCTGCCGCCATGCTAATCTCGCAGTCAGTACCACGAAAGTTGCTTATCACTACCCCCGCAACGAAAACGTCGTTACCATCGTATATTGCAAATCCCAAGTACGGCGTTTGGCATATACGAGCGCCGACAATCTCTGATACGTACTGTCCTACTAATTGATCTAATCCCGCGACAACTCTCATAAATCACACTATCCCGCCCTTTTCAAACAAGTACTCTGTTGCGTACCATTTGAACGATGCGCCGTTTGTAAGCAAACGCAACCACAAAGAACCGGCCCTGCACATGGCATCTAAAGTGAGCCATAGCATCTGCGTCTCTTCATCCGGAGCCCACTCTGCCACGTCCCAGTCGCTTGTATCCCATTCGGAACCATCATCCCCCGTAGGGGCGGATTGGTACTGCGGCACGTTATCCTTGAAATCCGTATTGAACGTCGCTGATACCGGTGCTGTACCAGTGAACGCGAACAACAGACGCGCATCGTGGAAATGCTTTAAGAACGGGGTGTCAAAGTAACTGTACGCCTGTTTCGCGTTGCACCTAATATCCTCGCCGTTGTCGTCCGCGCCGTTGTCCGCTTGATATACCTTGCCGTCCGCGCCTCCGAAGTACAGCGCTCCTTGCGCGACTTCCCAACAAGCCCCGTTCCAATCGGTAAACCGGGACCATGCACCAGTAATTGTATTCATAATGAACTGGACGTACTCCCCGTTCCCAACCGGAACGTTGAAGAGGAGCATTTGGCTTGTATCGTGCAGAACTGCCTGCCAACCGTGCGTAGACGTTTGTGCAATGTACCGCGTAAGGGCGCTGCCGAGTTTTGCAGAAAGACTGTCACGACCGACTACAAACTCTTCCCCCGACATAAGCTTACTAAGGGGTATAAGGCCACTACCCGTAATAAGGATAAGATCGCCGCCGTATTTGAACAGGCACTTACGTCCTGCGGGAGTGGCGGTCTTGTACTTCCCGACAAGGGACCAAGTATCTGAACTGGCGGGATCAATCCCCTGATAGACTATAACTTCACCCTGATCTGTCACGGCTACTAGATAATCGTCAGGACCGTTGCCGCCGTCACGAGTAATGGAGCCTATTGCCATTATCTCGCCGCCCTCGGAACAAATCTGTGATAGATCGAACTTCGAGGCCGCGCCTTGTATATCCCCCGGTGCGAGATAGTATAAGTTCAATTCGTTGAACGCGCTAAAGAACAACCGCCCTTTATGGACTAGAACGTTGACAAGACTGTTATCGCCGTTGTCACACCCGGTAATGGTCAAAGACGCAATGCTTGTTCCGTCAAACGAAAAGGGGTTGTCCGCCCCATTTACACCAATCATCCATTGAACGCCCGCCGCGTTCGAGAACATGGTGGTTTGTACTTCGTCCTCTGTGCGACCGGTTGCTAACGCCGCGCCTACTGCACCAACCGCCGTGACATTGAATATGCTTCCGTCCGCGAAGCCTAGAAGCTTAGGAACGCTTCCCGAATATCGTGCGAGTGTCTTTACTTCACCGCCTAGCCCTGTTGCATGTTCTGTATAACCGTTCCGAGTGTCAACGCTGTCGGTCTTGCATTGGAAGTTGTCGAGCAAGTACGCGTCTGTTGCGGGCATCACCGCTAGGCCGTCGCGGTTATTGAGCCCGCCTAGCGGAGCCGGTAGCGCTACAGGTTCAGTTCTGCGGCGGAACTGTGTACGATATCCAAGGGCCTTACGAGCCATAGCCCGTAGTCGGTACGTAACCGTCCGTAAGAGGCCCAACGTCCGTACCGCCGCCCAGTTCTACATTAGGCTGCGCAATAGCTGCGGCGAAAGCTGCGTCAATCGCGTCCTTTGCTTCGCGGAAGTCCTCTGCGTAATCGAAGCCGCGAGTTTTAAGATAACGCCACTTAAGATCGCGCTTAATCAAAGAGGCGTCGAACTTAGGTACGTCCGTGTTGGCTATGCACGCGGGTATTTCCACACCATCATCGTCTACTGCCATATACGAACTAAGATACTCGTAATATATGCTTGTAGCTTCCGAAGGCGTAGGGGTAATTTTAAACTTCGACGGGTAGCTGGAAATCCTGAACTGCTTCACTCCCGTCAACGAGTCTCCAAGTACTCCCGACGCCTTCAAAAACTGCCACTGTTCCGGCGACATAGAACCACGAAGTTTGTAGTACTCATCGCGGTCAAACGCGGTATTACTAACGAACTTACCGAAGTCCGCGGGTAGATTGTATTCCGACGTACCATCTACCGTGTCAAACGTATGCTCTTTCAAGAGGACCGGCCAGTTCTTTCTTGCCAGTTCCTCCATTGACGCTTTCAAAAGCGAACGAAGCGTGATTGCCCTAGCATCGGTACTAGACGCAATATCAGTAGGGAGTGGCGTAATGCCAATCTCGCCTAGTACGTCCTGAACTATACTAAGGGCAGTTGCCATTACACACTAACCTTTGCCGGTTTGGCTTTAGCTTTCGCCAGTTCCCCTTCCAGTTCTGCAATGCGCGACTGCAAAACCGCTACGTCTGGAAGTTCCTTAATGGTAGCATTTAAACGTTCTATCTCTTCATTTGCGCGGGACAGTTCGCCAGCTAGGCGCTCCGTAGGGGCATTGCCCGCCGACACTTCTAAGAACGCCTTGGCCTTGTCACGAAGCGCCCTGCCGCCCATGCCGAGCAAGCCGAGTTTGCCGTCTGACAGGCTCGCTAGGCCCTCCACCGTGTAGATACGGCTTTCCTTAAGGCTGGCAACCATCGCCACGTCAAGCGCGGGCCACGCGTCTAGCGGAGTACCGATAAGGTCCGGATCGTCGCTGTCCGAAAGAAACGCTTCGATCTGCCGCTTGTACTTTGAGTACATCGGCTCGCGGCGAACGGGCACGATTTTCGTTTCTTCGTCGAACTCGCGTACAAGTTCGTGTACTACGGTGCTGCTCGCCGCGCCGGGGTTGATAACTTCGACTAGAAGCACCTTGTTGTAAACAGGGCGACCAAGCTTCTCCGACTGAAAATTGTTCTTGTTCGTGTCCCACCAGAACCGAAGCGCGGTGTTATCTTCGGTCTTGTACAATTTGTTGTTCGCGGTGTCCATGATAGTTTCCTCTTGCGACTGTAAGGGAGGCGAGATTTAACCCCGCCTCCCAAGAGTACCCTATATAGGGTTAGCTGCCGTACTGCGTCTGCAACATCGGGCGGTTGATATTCGCGTAAGCGAAGCCCGCTGCCGGTGTACCATCTGCGGTAGCAAAAACTGCACCCGCGATCTGCGCACCCGCAACCGCCGCATCGTCCACTGTTCCGGCGGTCGAAGTAAGCTGAACGCCAGCACCCGCTGCCACAGTTCCGGCCTTGACTTTCGCCAAACCCGCAATCTGGATAAAGCAGAACTCGTCAGCCGCCACCGTTCCAAGGGCAAAACCGACTGATGCACCGTCCGCAACGTGCGCGGCGACGTCAGTATCACCAAGCGCCGCTTCATTGTACAGGTCCAGAATAACAATCTGTCCCTCGGTGAACGCCACGTTAGCTTTAACATAGATGTACTCCCCGTCGGTATCGCTAACGGTATCACGTCCACGAACGATAGTACCAAGCTTATGACGGGCCGTAGTGGACACGGCATCAAGAGCGTAAACCCCGATCTGCCCACCAGTATTAAAACGTGCCATGATTACTATACTCCCTATCTCTACCGGTTACGCTTTCAGAACGCCTTGGAACTGAGCACCAGAAATGGTCATGTTCCCGGCCCAACCGATAAGCTTGACCATCGCGTCCTGATTGGTTGCGAAACGGTCAGAACCGAGCGGTTTGAACTGGCGATCCTTGTGCGGGCGGAGATAAATGTAATCCGTGTTAAGGAAGTACATATGATTGGCGGGGCAAGCACCGCCGATACCGCCGTCGAACACAACGTCTGCCGACATGAACCGGAGATTGTCAAAACCAGTTCCGGACAGCTTTTCGTTGGTGAAACGCTGATTAGCGGTAAGGCTCTCCCAATAGAACCGGAAGTACGCATTATCCGCGATAATCAGGTCAGGCTTATCCGTACCGCGAACAAGCTGCATGTACAACTGGTTCATGTAGGTCTGGATATTGGCTGCCGAAGCCGCTGCACCCGCGTCCGACGCATCGAACGTCTGGTTACGCCAGAACGTCCAGTTGGCGCGGTTGATACCGCCCACAGTACCGGAAGTCGGAGTATCCGCAACAAGAAGCTGCAAACCGCCGATTTCCTTACCACCAGAACCGGTTCCGTCCGAATAAAGGCCAGCCGCGAGGCCGTTCTTCATCGACTTTTCCGCGTTCTCGATACGGGCTTCAAGAAGGTCGATCAGGGCTTCATCGCCGCTGTTCTGCAACTGCTCAAGGCCGTTGATGGAAACTGCCGCGCTGGCCTGCTTCCAATCGAACTCAGCGGTCGTGAACACGTCCTGCGGTGAAATGTTAAGCTGGTCGTACCCGCTGTACCAACCGAACGTGCCGTTCTCGGCGTATTCAAGTTCCTGATAAATCTTTCGCCCGCCGCTGACCGTCTTGACCTTGCCTTTACCGGCAAGGCGGTTCCAGATGATGTTGTTGTCACTCATGTTGTCCGCGAGTTTCTTTTCGCGGTGCTCAAGAGTGGTAGTAATGATTTCGTCAAGATTAGGACTCGGCATTGTACTTACTCCGTGAATGGTTGTCTATGAACTAGCTATGCTGATGGATAGCGGCCATAAGAGCGGAACGCACGCTGTCGCCTGCGGTCACGTTCTGATTTGGTACATCGCTAGAAGGGCCGCCGCTGCCAATCCCAGAACCGGCCTGTCTCGCCTTATTTGCGCGTTCGCGCATTTCAGCAAGGCGCTTAGTCTCCTGTTCCTTAAGAAGTACATCGCGAGTAGTCGGATTTGCCCACACCGCGCGATCATACGCGGTTTGCAGAACTTGCTGCGGAGGCATACCGGGGTTCTCTTGACGTATCATAGGAACAATAGCGAGCATGTCAGTACAAACGGTATCGAAGTGCGGGCGAACCGGAGCGCCAGCGGCGTCCTTTTCTTCCGCGAACCGTCCAATCTCTGCCATACCCGACTGTTGAGCCTGAGTTTGCTGATAGTTCTGTGACTGGCCTACAGTGCCTTTTAGTTCTGCAATCTCCCTTTGAAGCGCGGCGATTTGAGGGTCAACCGGCTCCTGTTCATCCATCATCGTTTCTAGATCAAGGCCATGCTGTTCGGCGAACCACTGTACAAACTTTGCAGGGTCCCGACTTGCGAAGTCCGACAACGTGAACAGTTGATTGATAGCGGCCTCCGGCGTAATGCCGTTAACTGCCCACGCCTCGCGACGTTCCCCAATCAGTTTGCTTACACTGTCTAACCCACGGACTTGTTCCGTTAAGTGCTGCGTGTACTGTTGCCACGCAGCTTCCCGAGCCTGCAACAAAGGCTGCACCGTAGCACGGTGTTCCTCTGGTACAGCGGAAAGGATAGCGGCAACTTCAACTGCCGCTTGCTGTTGAGTGGTCTGTTCCGTCGCAGGTTTATCCGCGCCCGGTTCTTCACCCTTCTTTGGTACAAACTTCCCCGTAGCATCGCGTCCGTCACCACGATCCGCACGTTCTTGTTCGGTTTCGCCTTCCTGCGGCTTAAGCGCCTTATTCAGTAGACTACGAACGTCTGACGGTTCTTCCTCGGAACCGGCTTGGCGAGTACCGCCGTTCTGTTCCGAGTTGGTATTCGTTACATCGTCATCCTCGATATCCGAGGTAAAGTCCGCTTCGGCGTTGTAATCTCTTGCGACGTTCATAAAGCCCCCAAGGCCCGTTTGATATCATATCCAGCACGCGGCGCCGGGCGTTCTGCACGCGGCTTAGGATATTCGTTCCCCACTTCTACAACACCATGCTGGCGCTTGTGCGCCTCATGGTAAGAGCGCGACGTAATCATAGTGCCGTCAATAGGCGAACGGTACGGCTGTATATCCCTGATAATCATTGGACCGGTTTCGGTTTCAACGGTTTCACCGATTACGTGATACCGCCTATCGGAACCCATGTAGCAGTATATAACTGGTACCGAATAGCTGTACCCTTGCACGGTAACATAGGTCCGCCGTCCGACATGATCGGGCGGGAACTCCATCTTTCCGTCTTTCAAGTACACTTCCATCATAACCCCCAAAGGACCGGGCGCTCAACGCAATACCGGAGCGCCCGGTCCTCGCTTCACGCGGTCGTCGCCCCCGCGTAAAGCCCTGTTGCTCGACTATGGAAAACCCCCCGGCTCCCCACGAAACCTACTAGGTATCCCAAGCTTAATTGCCGTCAATACCCGAATTTTGCTGTTCGTTCTTTTCTCGCGCTACGTCTCGATCCGCGTCCCTGTGGCTGCTATCATCCTGCGCTTTTTCACGGTTAAGGTTCACCGTTTCCTGCGCAATACCGACCTTCGCTCGCTCAAGTTCTATCTTCGCCATTTCAATCTTGCGATCCTCCATGGCTAGAGCGTGCGCCTGTTCCAATTTCATCCTTTCGAGCATCATTTTGTCATTGTGGTGCTTATCTTCCAACTGTAGTTCTTGCACGGCTGTGGACTGTTCTGCCTGCACTTCCATTTGTTTCGTTTGCGCGTTAATCTGCGCTACTTGCGTCTTACCCGCCTCGGCTGCGGCTTTACCATCGTCCTCTTTCTTCGGCGGCTGCTGCGACATAGTTTGAGTAAACTGTTTAAACGTCTGCTCAAGCGTGCGTGCCGAACGGAAACTCTTGACGGTGAACATCAAGATTTCCCCCAGTAGCGGCCCTAGCGCCGGGGTTTGCTGTGCGGCAGGGACGGACTGTTGGAGAAATGCGCCAACCGCGCCTAAGAACTCCGTTCGCTCCTTCTTGTCATTGGCTTCGTCGGGAAGCAGAGTACTGTCACTCTCGATGTTTATAAGCGCGCACCTGTCACGTTCGTTCCGGATAAGGGTAACGACTTGCTGGAACAACTGCGCAAGCTGCCCCGTTTCATCGGCTTCAATGTCAACACCGCTTAGTAGCAGTAGTGTATCGTCGCCGTAATGCTCGGATATAAGTTCGCCAACCATTCGCAGAATATCGCGGATGAACCGCTGAATTTCTTTCTGCATACGCTTAAGGCGAGAACCGGCCCATTGCGACTTTAGTTCCTGTGCGCCCAATGTCTCGGAAGCTTTGGACACGCCACGTATGATATCCGACCACCCGGTAATCTCATAAATTTCGTTCTTCACACGTTCGCGGGCATCGTACAACTGCATGAGTACGTTTGCCACTTCCGCGATAGGCAGGAAGTCAACTACCCCTTTAAGCCCACCCTTGTCCTGAACCGTAGACCAACCTTCGACTTTAACCATTTTGTTACCGGTCCCGGTAAGCAACTGGCTAAGAGTTTCCACGCTGCCGTCATACACGCCAACCACGCGAAGCGCGTCTACTAGCTTGCGTATCTTGCTCGTGATATCGTTAAGTTCGTCGGCCTGTGCTTGGTACTGTGAATAAAACGGGCGCGGGATGAAGATGTTATTAGTCGTGATCGCACGAAGTGGGCGAGGACAGGGGAAAAAGCCCTTAAGTTTGAGAAAGTCGTCTTTTACGTCCAGAACATCATCCGGATAGTTCGGACTAAACCAAACTACTTTCTTTGTACGCTTGTCCCAAATTTCCCAAATTCGGGCTTGTCCCTCTTCAATCGACTGGTTATCCGTCGATTGCTTTACCTCAGAACCGCTCGTATACGTCATTTTGTTCGCGACCGGTCCACCGAAACGTTTGCGTACTTCCTCTTTATCCATCCATGAGCCTTTAGCGACCCACCAGACCTCGGACCAACGCCTGCACTTATTTGTGAGAAAGTCTTTCCAGTGTCCGTACTCAATAGCGACGGCCTCGCTGGTAAGTTCTAGTTCGGGCTTGCCGTCTTTATCAAGAACCGGGTCGCCACTATTAGGGTCCTTGATAGGATCGCCGAAAGTAGGCTCGTACCGAAGCCAAACTACGCCAAGGCCGGGAAGCAAATAATCTTCAATCGCGCCTTCAATAATCTGGTCGAAGTCCTGCTCTTTGATCGTGTAATCTACACACGCTTCCAAAAGCAACGAACTTGCAACCGCGACCGGCTTGTCCTGATCGCGTACCCGCTGTTCGACTTCGGTTTTGGGGGTTTGGGAGTACAGCGACGGCTTAATGGTTTCCGTGTTCGAGTACAGTATATTAAACTTCTCCTGCTGAACAGAAGAACGGTTCTCAATGCGGTATTGATTTACAACCTTGTCCCCGCTAAGGTGCAAATCTTTGTACGAGGTAAGGGCTTGTGCTATACGTTTATCCCACGTACGACGCAGCGACGATGTTTTAACTGGCTTTGCCATAAACCCCCACTATACTTGGCTATACCGCCGCACGGCTTCCACGTCAGCTTGCCATAAATCGTCATAGGTTGCTGTCGATAACAATTTCGCCGGGGCCGGTGCTACCGCCTTGCGCCGCCTAAAGGGCCGTGACATGCAAGCATAACGGGTTTCGTCTCCCGCATGATCCTCGCCGTCTGTATCAACGTCTTCCGCGTCGTTTTCCGCGAACTGTAACGCCGGGATTGTCCGGATCGAGTCCCGACATGTCTTGAAAAAGTACAGCATGGGGCCGCTATCACCGTCGCCTACGAGACGGTCGCGTAACTGATCCCAACCCGCCTTGCGCTGATTATCAGCACGTTTAAACAATACCTTCTCTTGCGCCATGCGCTCCGCAATCGAAGGCCCGCCGTCTTGCTTATAGGCGCTAGGATCAATCACCCCGTACGTAATGCGATCCAGTGCCTCGCGTTCTTTGATCCCGCGTGCCACTTGGTTGCCGGTAAGACGTAACCCTTTATCCGGTCCCGCTGCACCGTACCACTCGCGGTACTTTACAAGTGCACCGTCCGGTATCCATTTACCGTACGGCGTCTCGTATCCATCTGATACTGCATACCACCCCACGCTGAACGGCTTCGCAGAACCCCAGTCGCACGCACGAAACCGCATCCAGTGCGCCGGGATAGCGAACGGTTCTATAACGTGCTTGGCGGTCGAAAACTCAGGGAAGAACGCGCCGGTTATAACGCTCCAATCGCCGTCAAGCCACGCACGTACCAGTTCTTCGGAGCCTAACTCTCGCAACGTGTTGATATACTCAGGGTCATTCTCCATGAGTATCTTGTTGTCAACAAGCTTTGACGGAATGAACATGCGCTTGTTGTCGATCAGTTCCATACCCAACGGGTTCGGATCGACAAAGTACTTCTTAACCCAATGGTGGCCGACGCCACCGGGGTTTGCAGAACTGCGAATACGTTTAAATCTAACACCCGCTGCCGAACGTACACACGCCTTAAGCTTGTCATACGCGTTCTGGTTAGGCCAGTTGGTCAACTCATCCCAGCCTACCCAAGTATACTGGTGTCCCTGATACTTCGCCGCGTCCCGTTCCTGTTCAATGTAGCGCATCTTAAGAGTAGCGCCGGTCGGGAACACAAATGTACTCGCCGCCACTTTGTAATGAGCGCCCATTTTCGTGTATATCTCGAGCGCACGGATAATCAGTTCTTCAAGTTCGGCGTAGGACTTGCGGAACAATATGCCGCGCCACGAGGGGCCGATATCCACGTCTTGCGCGAAGTCGCCTAGCAGATAATCCGATTTACCGCCGCCGCGTGCGCCGCCGAACATAAGTTCGGGAACGAACTGTGCAGCAACTGCCAGCGATTGCGGGCCGGGTTGCGGTTGCCACGTCATTTGACGCGTAGCCTGCCGTAACCGGTCTTACCATGCGCCCTGCCACCGTAATACTCAATTAGTCCCTCATCCCGTAACTGGTTCCAAGTACTACGCATAAATGGTGCGGTTTCTCCTTGCGCGAGAACTACACCATGTTTGTCAAAGCAAGCGTCCCCGCCCCGATCTTGAAGCCACTTAAGGGCTTTTGTTGCCGAGCATATCATTTGTGCGCGTCCCGGTACTTTTGCATTTGCACCCGCGCCTTGTCGGTCGTTCCATCATTAAGCGCGCGATGCTCTTTCAGTATGTCAAGGAAGCTGGGGTGCCTTGCGAGAACCGTGCGGCAAAAGCCGCTATCACTCATTTGAAACTCGCGTATGAAAGCAAGGCACTCATTATATAGCAAACCCGTATCTGTACTTGTCGTGGATTTATGGCGTTGCGCGCCGTTCTTTCTGCGCTTACCGTTCATTATCTGATCCGCGCTCCATCGCGCGGCTTCCTCGGCTGTCGGGGCGCGCGGTTCGTTTCCGAGAACCGGTTTACCGCACCAAGCGCAACTGTCGTGGAAGTGAGTTATTGAGTTACAAGAGGGGCAGCGTACTTTTCCGCCCGTTACCCGCATTGCCCGCCCGCCAGAAAAGCCATTGCAACAAAACTGGCTGCAAATACGGCGGATAGGAAGGGAAGTACGAGGATTACGACTTTGTTGCGCGAGAGACGCGCCAATAGTTCTTCGTTTAAACGATACTCGACTTCGTACGCGCGGTACGCGTCTCTGTAACGGTCAAATAATTGATCGTACCGCTCCTTTATGTTACGCCCAGTTCTCACAGGATATCTGCCATGGCCGGGTCCTCATGCGGGGGCGGCAGTACGCTCGTAAAATCAGCGTCTTGAATATCGGAAGGGGCGGGTAGCGCGGCATGATCTAAAGTGGTCATACGTAGCCAATCTTCGTAAGTATTGGCGCGCGGGATTTGAATTGTATTGGCGATGTTTACGTTCACACTGGCGGCTTCGTCACCGTACGTGTCTTTAAGGCGCTTTTTGAGCAGTAGGGTTAGCAACCCATCGCTGTACACTGTCTCAGTACCGACCTCTTCGCCTTGATAGTATATGCCCTTTTCCACGCCCTTGACAGCGCGTTTAACCGCAGCGTGCTCAAGCTGCATCGCGCCGACGCGACAAGCTTCCTCTACCGCTTCGTTGACTTTGGGATCGTCTTTTTGCCAGCGGCGTACAAAGGCTGGTGAGACGCCTACGGCTTTGCAAGCCCCGTAGAAGTCACCACAATTTGCCTCTAACTCGTCAACGAGTTCGGCTAAAGTAGCCTCTGTACGCACGATGGACCCCCGCCCGGTGAAAGGCCATTATGCACACAAGGCGCGGGAGGGTGTCAAGTGCCCTTGAAAAAATCCATTATGGCCGAGCCCACGCGCGAAAAAAGCCCCGGTTGTTCCGGTTCTTTGGCGTATTCATCTGCCGGTTCCATACCTTCCGAAGCAAGGCACTCGTTGTAGTTCTGGTACGCGTCTAGTTCAGTTGCGGCTCGAAATCGTATATTGCTCATTGCGGCAACGGCGCTTTCTTCGCTAAACCCGTACTCTTTCAAATCGTCGGCTGTTACACCTTTTGGCAAGGTATAGTTTTCAAAGGCTTCTGCCAGTTCATCATCGAACGTATGCGCCCAATACGAACTTATCTCGTCGCTATCCGAATTTACAGCGGGCACGGTGAATGTATTTGGGCCACGTTTAAACGCTTCCATAAGCCGGTTGCACTCGTCACGGCAATCGTACGGCACCTGCATAACCATCGACTTAGTGAACGTCATAGCACCAACCCTGCCTTCGCGCCCGCGTAAGTCCGCAGAGGTATCATTTCCGCGTCGGTAAGACTTCTAGCAATGACTAGCGCATAGTATACGCGTCCGTCTGCGAACAACGGGGTGCCTTTACGCGAGAATAGCCTAAATTCTGAGTTGGTATCCGATGTGGGCACTTTCGTATGCGCAAATGACTGTGTTACGCCGCCAACTTCATGCACAACTTGTGTGCCGGTGCGTCTAGCGCCAATTAGTGTATTGGCAGCGAGCGGGGCAGATATTGTACTTGTATTATCCTGTTCAATCGTCGTGTCCGCTGCAATGAAATGGACGCTTGCTGCACCTGCGGCTGTACCTGTTCGGTATTCATACTGGTTCAATGACGCAGCATTAGTTTGTGACGTTAACCACATATCAAAACGGGACGCAGTATCTCGCCTAACCGCTGCCAGTAGTGTTAGCGGGCCGGTAATGCGCAAGCCCGCCGCAACGCTCGCAAGGTAATCATCAACGCCATCGGCGTCGAGATAGTTACGCCCGCCCTCCTGCCGCAGCATAGGCCGCGCTGCCGCCGTAGCCTGCGTAAGGTGGTTCCCATTCGGAGATTGATCGTTGGCCTTGCCTACAGGCGCATCAACCGCCGCTGGCGTAGTACCGGCACTATCCTGATACATACTAGAAAGTACGGACGGGTCAATGATGAGCCCTTGCTCTCCCGATGCGAACAAGGAAACAGGGGAGTACGCTATCTGCGGTGCGCGTGCGCGTAATAGCAGCACGGCATTTAGTCTACAAAGAACGTGCCGACAGCCCCGCCCGCCAGAACCGCGTGAAGGCCGGTAACGCACATAGCAGGAATGGGGTGGAAAGTACCGGCAGTAACCGGAAGTGCGCTCGTGATAAGCGCGCCATTTGCGTCAATACCGTCGTACAGGGTAATCGTACCGCTAACTTCGCACAAGAACCCGCCGAGATTGCAGTTACCGGATTTGACCGTACCGGTCGCGGTCATTCGCTTCCACGCAAAAGCTTCCTGCACCAAGTTCATAGCTGCCCCCTATCGGAAAGCGGCAACATGCGGGCGCTCTAGCTTCCCGTCAAGGCACGAAATGGCGGTAAATATGGTGATCGGGCGGGAGGGAGATCAGGAGGTCTAGCGCCTCTTTGGCAACCGGGCCGTAACCGAAGTTCTGGTCAACGTCTAGGGTGTTGTGGAACGTAAGTAAGAAGTCTACCGAGTTTTCGAGCGAACTAACTTTGTCAAACAACCAATGCCATTTTATTCCGTTTAATTCTCCGGGTAGGCCAGTTTCACACGCGAGCATGGATATTACGAACGCTATCTCAAATGTCTTTTGAGGGAAATACTTTAACTCGTCGGGACTTAATGCCGAAACGTTGTACAGGTCCGATATCGCCACTAGCGGATGCAGCCCCCGGTACATTTCCCGTAGTTCCGCCATACTAGGCGCGTTTCTACCGAGCCCAAGCATGAGTCACCTTCAACAAATACAGTACTTCATAATACTTCCGGAGGAAGTCCACGGTATACCGTAGAGAGTAGCCTTTCTGCAACTCCCAGTACGTATACGCTTCGTGTTTACCGCGCGTAACTATGTAAGTACTCACCTTGGACTGGGATACCGCCCGTTTGGGGCGTGCACAGCCGTAGCTTTCAGTATATCCACACATTAGCTTTCCTCCCCATGTAGCAGATACGCCTTCACCAACAAGCCTAGATCAGTATAGTCTATCTTGCCGGGGCCAACACGGGCCATGAGCCCTTTGCGTACTAGGTCCATGCCGACATCCCACATCCATGAGCCCCAACCGAGTTCATCATCGCACATCAGCGAACGTTCCAAACTGGTAAGGCTGGCAGCGACTAGCGGAATGTCAGCCATTGGCCTTCTCTCTGTACTCCGACAGTTCAATAACATTGTCGTGGTGGTCGTACTGAAACCAAGTACGCCCGCCGCAGCGGTTACATACCGCATGGCCGTAGCCTCTACGCAAGTACACTTGTATGCCCTTGTTCTGCATGATGCGGATATGTGCCAGTTCGTG